TTTTCAAGGACTTCTGTTATCTTTTCATCTATTACTCTTTTGATTGTTTGTTTTTTGTTGAGTTTCTTCTCAAGTTCTGCAATCTTTTTACCTGCCGATTGCACATCTTGATTAGCTTGTTCAAGCTGTATCAAAATTTTTTTAATCCGAGAATCTTTTTCTTCTATAGTATCAGTCAACTCTTTCTTATCTTTAGTTAAATCTGTTATAGTATTTTTATATTCTCTGAGTAAATCTTTATCACTCATTTAAATTTTCTAACTCCTTGTTTTATAGTCATCTTATTTGTTTTTAAAATTTTATTTCCTGATTTACTTAATCTAATCCAATTTATTTCTTTTTCTTCATTAAATAATTTTTTAAAATTATCTATTGTCCATTTGTATATATCATTTAATTTACCTTTATGATTATTTATAGTATCAATGTGCCATAAATTATTACCACTATCCCACTCAAATTTTTCTATAACACCAGTATTCTTAAATCTTTTTTCAGCTTCATCACTTAGAAAAGCCCAGTTAGTAAATGCATACGCAACACCAGTTGTATCATATTTAAATAAATGATACTGGTCTAATGCTATACTTGGTATTATATAATCAGCTAACTCTTTTGTTGTCATATGTTTCCATATCGGCTGGTCTTTATATAACCTTATAGCTTCTTCTAAGTCTTCTCTTTTATTCATAACATTAATCTAATCCAGTTAGAACTTTCTTAACAATACTTAATGGAATATTTTTTGGTTTTTTATTAGATGCACAACCAGTTAATAATATTACTGTTATACTTATTAACATTAAGAACATAATTATATTTTTAAATATCATCATAACTTATAACACTCCTCATTAAACAATTCTTTAATAGGAATAACAACACACTTACTTGCTCTGTAATCTCCTATGTTTTTTGTATGAGTCTTTTTATATTTGTTAACTATCTTCTTTAATCTTGATACTCTAAACACTAACATACAATGTTCTTTGTTATCTAACTCAAGAACATGAAACCACCATTTAGATTCTGTTTTAAATATACCACTTGGTTTATCTCTGTATTCATATTCTATTGCTATGTTGCCAGTCTTTCGCCACCAACTTCTTTCTGTTTTTATTTCTATCTTACTACCTTTTAATAAGTTCTCTATTCTTTTTTCTCTTATCTGTCCATACTCTAAATCTAAATCAAACTTTGTATTCTTAGGCATAATAATTCTTTGTTGTTGGGTCTTCATGAAAACTACAAATGTAATGAGTAAGAAACTTATTTAAATTTTTACCTCTAAATAATTTCTTTGCATTAGCTTCTTTAAGTTGTTTGTATTTTCTAATTATAAAGGAAGGGTCTAAGTTTGCATAATCGCAAATTAAACAGAAGTGATGGTCTTTTAAACTAAACCAATCTTGTGCGTCTTGTATTATATTATCTCTTGCATTTCCCCATGCGTGAATATCAACATCAAGTGCATCCATGATTGCTCTTACAATAACACTTCTGTATAATAATACACATGGAGTTATTGCTGAACCTTCACCTTGACCTGCGTTAATACCTGAAGAAGTATCTCTATTCAATATCATTTATCATTTTATTAAACACTTTATCTATGAGTTTTCTTTTCTTATTCTTTACAATCTTTGACTGATACTGTCTTTTCTTTAGAAGATAAGCCATTGGATTTTTCAACTTTATCTTTGTATGTTTTTTCATCTATCTCTTCTATTGTATGTCTAGTCTTTTTAACTTCTCTTGAGATTATATTTGAATAAGGACTCCAATTTAATTTCTCTAAATCTTGTAATGTTGTACCTGAATTAAAATAATCTTCAACGCATACATCTACATTGACCCAAGATTTTTTTAAGAAATATTTATTGCTCATAGAAATGTCCTCTAAAATGTTTATTGTTTTATGAAATGCTGTCTTTAAAAATGACAGTATCTCTATTATACATTTAAACATTTGCCAAGTGAACATTAAATAAAAATATTTTTTATTCAATAATATCAATGGTTTAGAGAACATTTGTCTAATCCTTTCACCTATAAGTTGTATTAATTATTTACTGGTTGAGTTCCAATTTCAACAAAAATTTTCCAATCATTTCTGTTTTCAAAATTAGATAAATCAAAAAGTTTCATAGCTTCATTTGCACCATCAGCATCTACTTTTAAATTTATTCCACTCTTTGTATTATGAAATAGATAAACACTATTAGGATTATTTTCATCATTTATATCTACAAATCCATCTTGAGTTTCATAGTCTTCTAAATCATCTACTGCTTCATTCCATTGTTTTATTTCTTTTTTCTTTTTAGCCATTAAGCTACCTCCTTTATTATTTCTATTGCTCTTGCCATTGAAGGATGTTTTTTAATATAACCCTTCCATTCTATATAACCTAACATCTGAGAAATACTACTTGTTGATTTAGCTTTCATATAGTTTTGCATCTCTCTGACAGTAGGCATATATTCTTTTTGTTGTTTATACTCTTTTAAAAAATTAAATAACTTTAATTGTTTTGGTGTTAACATATTTTTATCTAACCACTTATAGTTCCTTCCCATCTTCTTTTCTTTCTATATCAGTAATCATATCTTCAATTTGTTTTTTAATATAATTTAATTCATTCTTACCAAGTAAACCTGACACTTGTATGATTGTTGATATTCTTTTTTGTTGTAAGTATCTATCTTTATTTCTATCAATCATTTCTAATCTAGCTTCATCCATTTAACACCTCCTGAAAATCTTGCATTGGACTTTCTTCTATATGTTGATAGTCATGAGATTGTTCAAACAAAAAGTATTCTAAGTTCTCATAATCTTTTGCTTCAACCATTAACTCTACATACCTATCAGCACTCTCTCTATTATAAAATTGTTTGTCTTGTATAAAATTATTTTGACCCTTAAATTTACTCATCACTATATATTTTTTTATTTTTTTATCTTCCATTTTATTTTCTCCTTTTATTAGTTCTTTTATTTCTGCCCATATACCAGTCACCAGATTCATAATTCCATCTCTTTCCATGATGTCCTCTTATATCTGCATACCACATTCTTAATCTTACTATTATTTTTTTCCAAATCATATAATGTATATATCATGTTCTATATTAGTTCACAACCTTTTCTGAACATATTTTATTATCAATTAAAAATTGTGCTTGTCTTCCAAACCAACCTTGTAATCTCCAAGCAACTCCAGTATCAATTAAATACTGCCATGCTTCTATCTCTTGTTCTGCTGTATCTGCAGGTATATATCCTTCACAAATACCTACTGCTTGATGTACATCTGACACCAATTTTCTATCTAGTTCCATTGTTTCATACCTCCTATAATATTCTAATTCAACTCTAGAATTAAAATTCTTTTTACCTAATACTGCTTTGTTTAATTTTACTTTTTTTGTCATAATGTTCTACTATTTTTTTTGCTACATCTATTTTTTTATTAGTTATTAAAAATGGTAATAAAGATTTACAAGCTTCATAACATTCCTCATTTAAAACTACCCATATTTTTTGTGGTTTAGTTATAGTTCCTTTAGCTGACACTCTTGGTTTTCTATAATAAACTTTACCACCAAAAATTTCTTGTAGTACTTCTATTGGTCTAAAGTCTGTATTACATACTTCCATTCTTATTCTTTTGTATGGTTCTTGTTTGTATTGTAGATAACCTTCACCATCTACAAATCCACTTGCCCATTTAATCATGCTATCTATATTACTTATCACCCTTTAACTCCCTCATCTTTTCTTCTAAAATAACTCCTATCATATGTACTTTACTATCATCTCTTTGAGTCCAAGTAGTAGTATTTGATTCCCATATATCATACTTCCAACTCATCCAATCATTTAATATTTCTTGCATCATTTGTTCAGTCATTGCTTTCCTCCTTCCACTTTTTATATCCTACTGCCCAAGGTTCTTTAGGTTTAAATTCTACAACATTACTTTCAATTTGTTGTATATCTTTTTTCTTTATTTTAAATCCTCCATTATCCCATAGTCCATAAGTATCTTGTTGTTGCCAATCATCAACATGAACATCCATTGCTTTAGTGTAGGCATCAGCTTTGTTCTCTGCTCTAACATCAACATAATACATTACAGTTTCATAACCTTTAACTCTATATGTTTTCATCTATCTGCCTTTATTATTTTTTCTATTCTGTCTAATTTTTTTAATCTTTTAGTTATATATTTCATATCTTTTATACAAGCATCAATATTGCTATCATTACATTTCATTCTAGCAAAATATTTATTTAAATATGTATCAACATTATCTAAATCATTATGTATTTTTGCAACAAAATATTCAATCATATTACTATCACTCCTAATATAAATCCTACTATAAACCAAACAATCTCTGACCTATAATATAAACTCCATACATTAAATTTTCCAAGCCATTTCTGTATCATCATGGTATTCCTCCTCATTTTCTTTTTCATATACTGCTTTGTTATATGCGTTCTTAACTACATCCTCATCTAAAAAATATCCATTGTTATCTTTATGCCAATACTTTTTAAATAGAATTGTTTGTACTTCTGGAAGAGTAATTGTTTCATGTCCTCTCTCTAATGAAGTTCTACTCATTACTATTTCCATAACTTCTTGTTGTACTTCTTGTATTGCTTGTTTGACTTTTCCCATTTTATTATATGCTCCTTTGTTATGTTTAATGATTTTGCTAGACCCATTACACTCCAATGTTTCTCTTTAATTAATTGTCCTAACTTTTTTCTTATTGGCATATGTCCTCCTTATCTAGTTCTAAAAAGTAATCCCAACCCTCTTCATTATCATCATTGTATTGATAGTTAATTTTAATTTTATTTTTTTTTAACATATCATTAACTTCATCAAGTACCAAATCAATAATTTCATCTGCTCTAGATTTATAGTTCCAACCTATCCAATTATTTACTTTCATTTAATATCCCTCCTTACTTTCAAATATTGCTTCAACTAAATCATTGATAGCATCATCAATAGCACTACTATGATGTTTTAATTTCATACTTTCTAAATCATTTTGAAAGTCATTTATTGATAGACTTAATACATCTTCAAGTATATTTTCTTTTATTCTTTCATTATGTATGTTGCTCATATTACTCCTCCCATCTCTAAATCAAACTCTAACTTTTCTATTAAATAACTTTTTAAATCATCATGAACACTATCTTCCCAAATAGGAATTTCATCATCATAAAAATCTTCTATTTGAGTTTTCATAACATCAAACTCTTGCTTACCTTTAACTATTTCTACTAATAGTTTTATCTCTTCATTGCTAAAGTTCTTTTTTATTTCAGTTATTGTTTTCATTCATCCTCCCATACATCATCAATTACAAAGCCACTATCATCATTTGAGTTTTGTAATTCATTCCATTTTTCTACTGGAATTTTTTCTGCTTTTTTAATAGCATCTTTAGTATCTTCAGCTTGTACATTTATTTCGTACTGCTCATATACTGTATACCCACCTATTACTTTATATGTTTTCATTTTCCTCCTTATGTTCCTCCACCCATATGTCATCAACATATTCATGTAGATATTGTTTACAATGTATTAGTGCCATCTCTTTAGCTTCCTCTTCATCATCTGCTTCCCATATATCCTCATAACCCAACTCACTTATGTTTACTTTGTAAAATTTCATTAAGCTACCACCCTTCCAGTATCTCTATCTTTTTTATAATAACCTTCCTCATTAATACTCTTTTGAGTTCTAGATAGTCTTTCAAATAGTTTCTCATCAAAGCTTTCCCATACAAAAAAGTTTCTAGGAAGTAATTCTCTATCTACATTTAATTCAATAGGTTTACTTCCAAACCCATTGCATATTACACCATACTTTCTTTTAGGATTATTTAAATCTGTGACTTGATATTTTACAGTCACAAAATATTCCCTATCATACCATTCGTTTGGTTTTTTGTCACCTATGCTAGTCACCTTAATTAAATAATTACCTGACCTTATATCAGATAATTTTTGATTTAAGTTATTATACATTTTACTCCTTTGTTTAAATTAAAACTTATATCTTTATTACTAAAACTTTGTGGCAAAACTTTGACTATTGTTTGTCCACAAAAAGAAAAAAGAAATAAGTTATCATAACAGATGCGACTAATCAACACACTCATATAATGTTTGGTTAATGTTCTATTATAATTCTGTAAAAAATAGTATATATAAATAATTAGGTTTATTAATAACAACAACATTACTATTTCTAATTATATATATAAACTAATACCAATAGTCATCAATGTTTTCTATTGTGTATTCAACAACTTTATATTGTTCGTTTCTCTTCATACTCTTTGATGCAAACTCCTCAGCTTTTTTCTCTTCATCAAATAAAGTATTAGAATATAATTTATAATCTTTATCTTTTTTCTTTTTGAAAATTACAAAATATAAAATCATATTAAACTCTTTCCTCTAATACATCATCTATATATTCTTTTAATTCTCTTAATTGTTTATTACTCCAAACATCTCTTATTAAATAGTGAGTTCTCATAGTATTTTTTTCATATGGTTTTATTTTTTCTAAAGAATTATATTCAAATTCTTTATGTTGTTTTTCTGTATGTTGAAAACCACTACCCATTTCTTCTTTAGTCTTCCAATGTTTCATTATATTTCCTCTCTCATTAATTCAAATGTAAATCTTCCAGTTTGTTTTAGATAATCTACATTATGTTTAGTTAATGATTGCTGATTGTGTAT